CTCCGGCAATTGGAAATACTCTCTTGCTCTTAGTTTTAGTAGCTTTGTTAAATACTTTCTCATCTCTTTTCCATTTTACAGACATACTATTCTCCTTAATAAAAACAATATTATAAGAGTTGAAGGAATGTTTGTCAAGAGTTATTTTCACTCGCCGCTGTTAAAGCGTTGTGATAATATTCCTCGTCTTCCTTAATTAAATTCATTTCAATATCAAGTAGCATATCAATACAGTGACGAGCTTTTCTCAAGTCTTCTACTGGTTGATTCTTGTCTCGAAATCGAGTAACATACTTAATAACCGTATGTTGTAAAGGATCTAAGCCGTTCTGCATACTATAATCCATTGGCTGAATCTTATATTTCTTGTAGTGGTCTCCGCCAATTTGAATATCCCAGCTATTAGACATTCCATTCTCTCCCTTCTTCTATTGCGTCTTGTGCACACTGAACATAATCTCTGTCTTCCTCACTCAGAACATTCCAGAACTTACTAATCTCTAAAGTAACTTCATATACTAGTTTTTGAGTTTTAAGATGTTGATTTGCCTCCATTAACTGCTGAAGTTCATCCAGTCTTTGATTGATTACTTCTCTCCTCGGTAATATCTTTATAAATTTTCTCATCGGTAAGCTCTTTTAGTCTTTCAGATATTAGTTTCATTTTCTCGTTTTTAGTCCAATGGTAGTTGGTATACAAATATTCTATCATTTGTTCATCAGTCATTGTTATCTAACCACTCCTCTGCTGTAGTACCTTCACTCTCTGTAGTAGCTTCGCGATAGTACAAGATTAATTCCTTCTGTTGGCGCACGTACCGGCGCACTTCTTGAAAGTTTTCAGCCATCTTCTCATATCCGTCTGGAGTAAGTGCAAACACTACAAACTGACCATCAAGCATCTTCTCGATAATCTTCACTTGCTCGTCAAGATTCTCCTCCGTAATGACAAAAAAATTGACGTCTAAGAGATCAATTTCCTGTGGCAGAGGCGGTTGGTAGATCCGAAGAGGTACTTTCTCCGTTACTGTTATTATTTTCGGTTCCGGAGGTATCGGAGCTTCCGGAAACTTCGGGAGCCACTGGCAACCCTGAAGTAGCAGGCTCGTCGTCATCAGCATCCATAAGTTCTTTTGTGTCATTTTCTAGTGCCCTAAATACTTTTGCAGTTCCGCCGTTAATTCTTTTTTCAATCAGACCAGGTTTTGCTCGTGCAAGACGAGTAAGATTATGGTCTTTGAATACTTTAAGGTAGTTCTGCTTTTCTTTGTTCAGCTCATTATTTCTTGCTGTGAGGTTGGACATTGCTGCTTCTGCTTTTTTTGCATTCTCTTCTGCATCTTTGAGTGCTTTTTGAGAAGTCTTGACTGCAATTTCCATCTGAACTTGGTTTTCTTTGAGGGTTCTGTTGTTTGCTTCGAGCTGAACAACTTTGTTTTCAAGCCCTGATACAGTGACTTTATGATACGCAAAACCCCCTCCTGCTGCCATTAAAAACGCTAAGATGAGCCAAGGCATTACACTTCTTCTAGGCGTACCATGAGTCTTTCGGCTCGGTTCGTTACTTGCTTATGCCAGCGAGAGTCCCGTCCTTCGACGGCAGCCTTCGCCCAGTCGCCAGCTTCTAGTGCAGCGCAGAAGTTCTTAAACTGAGATAACCGTGGACGTCCCATATTGAACATCATATTTACCACAATTTCTTGAACTTCTCCTGGAAAGTCGTGCCACTTCGGTCCAAAAAGAACTTCACATTCGTCGATAGACGTATCCAAATCTTTTTCAAACGCTTCCCAAACTCGCTCTTCTGATACCGGTGTACCAACGGGTTGACCGTGTTCTGGATCATCTTTAGTAACAAGATGACCGACACCAAAAGTATCATACCCAAGATGGTCTTTATATATTTTATACTCGACACCTTCATCCACCTTTAAAGTTTCAAACACATTTTCTCTATTCACACACACTCCATTTTTTAATGGTAGACCTTTCAATGTCTTCCCATTCTCTGCCTTCAATATCATAGGCTATTAGTTTATCAGAAAGAGTACTTACATTTATTTTTACTAAAGTGTTTAGTGTATATGTTTTTGTAATCTCTCTTCCACTGTTTAAACTTTCAAACGTTATATCAACCTTGCCACTTTGCAACGCCTTTATAAGTTGTCCCACAGATCCTCTTCCTTTACAAAGATGCCATCAATCATCTTTCCCTTGCGATCTTTTATATCATCCCAAGCAACTTCCAGACACTCTTTAATATCAAGATTATTTCGTTCCATGATATTTATCATTACAACGAGCATATCTCCGATATCGTCTCGAATGTCTTTTCCTTTACATATACTATCACTTAGTTCTCCAAGTTCCTGTAGAAGTTTCAAACATTGGTCTTTATCAGTACTACCTTCAATAAGGTTTCTGTCACGATGCCAAGTTCGAATCCTAGAGATCATTACTTCTGCTACTCCGCGAGCTTCGCCATTCCACTTATCATTCATAAATATTGTATTCCTTGATACATTTCAGGGTGTTGTACCAAAAGCATGCTGCCATGGTAGTTTGCGTATACTATACCGGCTAAAAGTAGCAAGCCAAATATTGTATTTCTAATTCGTTTCATTAGTCCCCCCAGACGTCCCCACCGTTTTCGATGAGAACTTCTTTGCACTGAAGTGCGATTTCCATATGTTCTTTCTGAGTTCCATTTCCTCCACGAAGCTCTACAAAGTGCATCCATGAACGTAATGTTCCTGTCATATATAGTCTGCTTTCAATTAAGCCTTCAGGCAGTACGGCTCGTGCCTGTTCTTTTGCGATACCGTTGTCGATAGCCCATTTATAGATTTCACTGGCCTTATTAATCATCTCTCTTTGTTTCTGATGCCAAGCAATTTCTAATCCATCATTGTCGGCAGGAATACTGTTCTGCCGGTTTTTTGGGTCTTGTAGTCGAGCTTCTCTCGTGACAAATTCTAAGTCTATCGTAGGGTCTGCGTAACGCTGACTAAACTCCTGAAAAGAAAAAGAGCGGTGTCGCAACATTTGACGAGCAATGTCTCTTGTAGTTGTAATCTCCATACAAGCACTAGCCATCTCAAAGGGGCTAAAGTGTCCTTCTTTTTTCAGATACTTTAGCAGCTTTGGGGCAGTTTTTGAATTGTTTTGGTTAGCAGGATTGCTAACACGGGCACAGTATGCTATTACATCCATAGCATTTGGCGTTATCCAAATTAAATTTACCATTGAAATCTCCATTCATTAAGTGCATATTATACGATGTTCTAGATTTCATGTCAAGAATTATTTAGCCGAAGGTAGTTGGGCAAAAAAAGTATTTGACACAGGAGGTCAAAGCTTGTATAATATACCCTGAAATTCGTACCAGACTATCTGTGCGTTTTTCAAAATCCGTAAATAAACGATTGTTATGCTTCCGAAAGGGGCGAGTTCATCTTTCTTAAAAGGAGAAAACTTATGAATGCAGTAAATCTTGAAAAATTCTTTGTCGGTTTCGACAATTTAATCAACAGCCCGTTGTATACCCAACAGGCTCCAGAATATCCACGCTATAACATTGAAAAAGTTGCCGAAGGTTACGTTGTGCAAGTAGCCGTTCCCGGTTGGAAAAAAGAACAAGTATCAGTGAACGTTCACAAAAATATTCTTTCCATCAAAGGAGAGAAGAAAGAAGATAGTAGTGGCAGAAACTGGGTACATAAAGGTATATCAGGAAAAAGTTTTGAGAAGCATCTAAAGCTTGACAACGCCTTAGAGGTCTCTGCCGCTTCCATGGAAAACGGAATGTTGACGATAGAATTAACGTATTCGCCCTCTAGTAAGCCCACATCAATACCTATTGGGTAACTTGGAGATTCAATGAAGAACTTCGTAGAAAAAAGGTGGGACATGCTAGGGGCTATTATGCAATTAAGTGTGGTACTTTGTACCCCTATTGCATTTGCAGCTCTTAGCTATTTCTCAGCCTAAAGACGGGAGAGGGGTCTTTCGAGACCCCTTTTTATATGATACCAATAAAATACCCAGATAAACCTGCCATTTTGTTTGCTACCGGGCCTTCTCTAACGGAAGAAGTCGTAGAAACAATTAGGCCCTACAAAGATAAGTTCGTAATGTTCGGGTGCAATAATGCCTACGATATTGTGGATTATCTCGACGAACACTACGCGTGCGACAATAATTGGTGGACAGAGTACGGTACTACATTTAGAGAGAAATTTCCTACTCTATCTTCTTGGTCGCAAGCACCGGAAAGCATTCTAGAACCCTTTAACGTAACGCATGTAAAGGGAGCCCACAAACAAGAACTTTCTACTAATAATAATTTAATACATTTTGGTTCTAACTCTGGGTTTCAGCTATTAAACCTAGCGTTTTTACTTGGCTGTAGAAAGTTTTTGCTTGTAGGTTATAACATGCAAAACGTAGGGGGCAAAAAACACTTTTTTGGAAATCATCCAGGAAGGTTAGACAAAAATAGTCCTTATCCTCAGTTTGTAAGGGCGTACAGCCAAATACAAGAGAATATAAAAGAGTTAATTGTAAATTGCACTCCTGACAGTGCATTAACGATGTTTAGACAAGGCGACTTACGTGAGGAGTTAGTTTTATGATTAATGTTGTTTGTTTTAAGTGGGGGACAGAGTTCTCCGCCGATTATGTAAATAATCTATTTCATAGTGTAGAAAGAAATACCACACTAGACATAAATTTTATTTGTTACACAGACGATCCTACAGGAGTTGAGTGTGAAACAAGAGAATTTATCGAGCCTCTCCCACACTGGTGGTACATTATAGGTCTTTTCAATCCAAAACACGGGTTTAAAGATAAAGTAGTTTATATGGACCTGGATACTATTATTCTAGGTAATATAGACCATATTTTGTCTGTTGATGTGCCTTTTGTTACTTTACGAGATTATTATCGTCCAAAAGGGTTGCAGACAGCATATATTGCTTGGGAGCCTTCTTGGGGCGCTTTTATCTGGGATAGGTTAACTACTCAATTCCCAACAGAAAGAAGCTACCAGAAACTCCTAACATATACGGGAGGAACCAATAGATTTTTAGAAGAGTCTGTAGGGTTGGGCACCGACGTGCCAAGACTACAAGATTTTGTACCGGGAGAGTGTATAAGCTATAAGGTACATATACGAGATAAAAGAGAGCCGTGTGACATTGCTAAAGTGAGAATCGTATTTTTTCACGGAAAGCCAAGACCACACGAAGTAAAAGACTTAACCTGGATGCAGGAACATTGGAGGTAATATGAAAGTACTAGTAACGGGCGGAGCGGGATTTATAGGTTTATATACCGTGGAAGCTCTTCAAGCAGCAGGACATACTCCTGTAATTTTTGACCATTTTAACCGGCAAGAAGAATACCCTTGCCCCGTAATTTTAGGAGATGTTCGTGATGATGTCTCT